TTGGGATGAGTTTGTTGCTGATCCGCTGATCCCTGAGCTGTCTTATGGGTTCGACCAGCTCACGGATTACACCAATGATGGCCAAGTTCAGAATTTTGATGGCGGAATTTCATCAGATGGTTCCACTTATCTGCAGGCAAGATCCGGAACAAACTTTGTAACTGATGTTGTCGGTACTCGTCTTGAAATCGCAAATGCTTTAAATAGCAGCAATAATGTTTATTTTGTCTCTCGTGGCTTTCTAAAATTTGATCTTTCAACGGCCTTCAGCGGTGTTACAAATCCAATTGCTACCTCTGCCGATATTGCCATGTCAATGGATGACAGGCAGGTCGCGTCTGTTTACACGCTGCGTGGATATGAGGCAACAATTTCCGATGACTCCACAGACCTTTCGACAAGCAACTGGACTGCCTACAATAACACTCAGCTTTGGACTGGCATCGGATTTGCTAGTTTTACTCTGACTGATCCGCCGTCTTACACGCAATGGAATTTTAATGCTGACGGCGTTTCGCTGATCAACACTGAGATTGCAAGCATTCTAAAGATTGCCCTAAGACACTCTCAGGATGTCAGCGCTTCAACTCCGCAATTCCTGCAGTACGGCCTTTTTTATACCGCCGATTATACTACCCATTCAGTAGCGCCCAAGGTCATCATTACCTACACGCGCGGTGTGTATCCAACCGGAATCGACTCAACCATCGTCCAGGGCGCAGTGGTTGCCACAGTCGGCAATCCGAAGATCTATCCTGATGGGATTGATTCAACGATTGTCTTGGGCTCTGTGGCATTACAAGGAACGGCGCAGATTGCCACGCCTACTGGGATTGATTCCACGATTGTTTTAGGCGTGCCACGGGTGGCAACGCTGGCTCCCACAGGAATTGACAGCTCGATCGCTCTCGGTCTGCCACAGGTGGCAACGATCCAGCTGACGGGCATTGATTCCACGTTGGAGTTCGGTGAGTTTATTGTCACGTTTGGCCGAGTCGTGCGCCTTGATGGCATCGAGTCGACTACCGCTTTCGGCTCGCCCACAGTAAAGATTGAGACGTGGCAAGTCACGCTTGCCGGGATTGACTCAACCATCACCCTCGGTCTGCCCACGCTGACAATCCCCTATCCTGACGGGTTGTTGTACACCGGCCCATACATAAATCGAATCGTCGATCAGCCACTTGATTTTGGCTACACGCTTTATGAATACGAGGATGGCGGAGTAGATGTCAACGTGCAGCCGTGCGGAGCCAAGCGGATCCAGCTGGATTATGATGGTTTGTCAGCGGCGGAGGTGACGCAGCTGACGAGCCACTATAACGCAATGCGCGGGAAAGCTGGCACGTTTACGTTCTATCATCGCCGTGATGAGTATGGCTACACTTGCCGGTATGTGTCGATGACGATCCCCGCGCACGTCCGAAACTGGTCAAACTCTGTGCAGGTCGTTTTGGAGACGTTGTTCTAATGGCTATCGAAACTTTAGAGTGGTATCCGATCGCCAATGCCACGGTCAGCGGCAACACCGTCACGAATGACAATGGCGGGTCAGATGCCTGCACGACGAATGCCACCACTGGGCCGGACTCGGGAGCCAGCACGCTCAACGCGCTCACGGAAAATCAGGACTGGGAGTTTCGCTGCCGTTTGACTGGCCGTGATCCGAACGGGAGGGCGTGGGTTGGGTTGGCCAGTGCTGACGTGGCATTCGGCGCAACGCCGCTTAATTACACGCTGTGGCAATACTGCCTGCATGTCTCAACAGAAATCTGGTCGTCGGCAAACCCGCCACATCCGGCAGGCTCTGTGTATGTCTACGAGGGATCAGCCACGCCCAAGACATGGGTGGATGGCATCTGGCAAAGCAACGGCCAGCAGATCAGAATCATATGCCTCGGCGGTGTGGTGCGGTATTACGTTGATTGCACTTTGATTTACAGGTCATTGAATGCCCCTGTATACAACCTCGAAGCGGTTGTTGGCTTCGCTTGCTACAATATGGCGGTGACTGATGCAGAAGTCGTCACGGGGCCAATGGTCGGCGTAGGGACTGGCGCCATAGCGGAGGGTGACGCGAGCGGATTTGGCTGTCGAGGATCCTGGACAATTCCCACGCCGACGGATCTCCCCCAGCCGCCGACGGTCAATGCGCCGATTGCTGTCAGGTTTCAGGAGGTAGTCAGCGACTGGCGCGAGTACTCAGCTGACTTCAGCGACCAGACCAGCATCAGCAATACCAAGCTGGCGCAGCGAATCAGAATGTTCGAGGTTGAATGGCAGGGATTATCACTTGAGCAAGCGGCATTGCTCGACGCGCATTATCAGTCAACGGCGGGTGGTCTGCCTTTCGCGCTGACCATTCCCGGCACGAATGAGCGCGTGGTCAATTGCCGATACGCCAGCTACTCAATCAGCCCACATACTCGAATTTGGTCGCAGACTCGGACGGCAACGATAATCAGGTACACGACGTAATATGCAGAACGTATCAACTCCCCTTTACCAGATTTTGTCCTCGTTCCAGCGCGATCTGACGCCGGTTGACCTGTTCGAGTTCTACGCGCCAGATGTTACTGATCTGATCCCCGGTAACGCCACAAAGCGATTTGCGGGGACATCGCTTGTTTGGTATGGGTGGGAGTATGAGCAGCAGGCGATCAGCCGCGGCGACGTGTCACGGTACATGACCGAAAAGTTTAACTCGGTGACCATCACGCTTTCCAATGTTGACCGGTCTGTTGGCAATTGGCTTTCCACCGTCAGCCTCGAGGGCTGGCGCGTCGTGATTCGAATGATCAGCCGATCGCTTACTGACGATTCTGTTGTGCTGTTTGTGGGAAGGTTGGAGAAACCTGGCGACATTGAGAACGCGCGGATTACCCTGACGGCCAAGCAGGATCTTGGCACGATTGAAAATGAGATTCCCTTCAGGAAGTTTGACCTCAAATGCCCGTTGAAGTTCAAGGGCGAGGAGTGCTTGGCGGGTCAGGCGATCACCGATAAGACGCAGAAGTACCAAGAGGCAGGAACGTGCAATAAGAGCTGGTCGCAGTGCTTTGAGTACGGCAACGTCAAGGCGTTTCAGGGCTTTCGATACAAGGCGGTAGTGGGGTCGTTCAAGGTCAATTCTCGCTCCACAGGCGTTTCTAAAGTTTTCGGATCTCGTCGCGCAACGAAGCAATGGACATCAACGGACAACGTCCCGATCGGTGAATCAGTGCCGGTGGGAATGGGACGCACTCAGATCGATCTGACGCCTGTCCTCTACGCCGACACCGGCCAATACCTCTATGGGCATTTCATCGCGGGTGAGGGGGAGATCGCCGACTTTGCGGACGTGCGCAACACGTCGGCAGGCTGGGCCACGACGTTTCAATTCAAGGCGGAACACAAGGGCCAGTATGGCTATGAGCCGGATCAGGCGACTGACAGTGAGTTGCTGGGCGCGGAGCATTACTCCCACCGCGCTTATGTCGAGGCCACCATCGAGGGCAATAACCCAGATACAGGCGATCCCGCGCCCGTGTTGGCCGCGCTGATCCTGTGGCAGAAAATGGCCAGCTTGGGCGGTGGGTGCTTCGACAATACCGAGTGGTCTGATAATCCCGTTGAACACGTTCGCGCTTTGCTGACCGATCCGCGCGCGCTTGGGTATCCCGAGAGCTGGATCGATGACGAAGTTGCGGTTGACACGGCCAGCTACTGCAACGAGCCGATGATTGACGAGTCAGGCTGTGAAGAGTTCTGGTATGACCAGAACAATGGTGTGGCTGGACTTGACTGGAAGCGATATCGGTCAACCGGCGTGCTTGACTGGCCTTACTACAAGTATCTGCTGGGCGAGACGACTGTCAGGCCGCAAACCCTCGGGCCGGATTACAATGCCTATGATCCAGAGAACCCGCCGGAAGATCCACCCGTCACCACGTTTTACCGTAAGAGGTACACGTCAAACTGGCACTTAAAAGAGCCGGTGAAGGTCGCTGATTTTCTCTTTAAGCACCTTCTGCCGTCGTTCCGTGGATACCTCGTGACGGGTGCAGATGGCAAGCTTCAGATCAAATCCGAACGACCGGCGGTGTCGTCATTTCTGCGCAATGCCATCTCACCTGGTGACAGCTCTATTGCCGTCGAAGATGTCACCTCGTGGCAGCGGCTGGCGGTGAATCAGCTGTTTGTGCTGATCGGTGCAGGTCAGGACACGTCAGAGACGCGGCGGGTGACGGGCATCGAGTATTCAAGCGCAGGCAATTCGATCACGCTGTCAGTTACGCAAGGCGCGACGGCATACGCAGCGACGTTTACCGGCGGATCTGCCAGCGCGCAGGCGTGGAATTACTTCACGGTGACGAGCGCGGCGACGACGGCTCCGGCGATTGTGGTTATTGATGGCGTAACGATCACCGGCGGTGGTGTCGACGGTCAGGGCAATCCTTCGACGATCGGATCAGTGGCGGGCGAGCTGGCAGCGCGAATCAACGCCAATCCGACGCTGAATCGGTATATCGAGGCCGTCTGGACGCCAGAGAATTTTGCGATTGTCACACTCAAGGCAAAGCTGGGCATTCTGCAAATTGACAGTGGCGTGACCTACTCACACGGGACAGACGAGAAAGCTGTCCACGTTTATGGCGTGTTTGCCGACGAGGCAATGGGTGCGCTCGATCGGTCGAACATCATCCGCGATTCGTTTAAATGGCCGCTGGGATCGCGTCAGTCGAGCTACAATCAATTTTCGATCACCTACACGGATAGTGTTCAGGACTTCCAGCAAACGGAGCTGCGCGAGAACGACTATGACCATCAGGAGAAGGTCAACAAGATCAACAAGCTGGACATCTCCGGCGCTTGTGTAGACAACTACCATCAGGCCGATCGGCTGGTACAGGCGGCGCGTTACAAGTACCGGGACGGTGATTTCTTTTGCTCGTTTCAGACCTCCGGCGTGGGCCTCCTCCTTGAGGAGGGTGACGTGATTTGCGTAACTCACGCAAACATGGCCGGGAATCCAAACCGGCTTTTCAGGATCGAAGAGCTTCGCGTTACCCAGGATCACAGAGTCAATATCGTTGCGCGCCTGTACTCAGATGAGCAATTCCCTGAGTCCGCCAACGTGCGCACGGTTGGTTTGAATACTGGCTCGGTGTGGATTGCGAAGGCTCCTCCGACCGTGACCGATGCGACCATCGTTTACACCACGATTGATTCAGGGCGAGTGGAGTTCGACTTCGGCGCATTCGTCGGTGGCCAGACTGCGCGGATCGAGATCAAGCGTCCAGGGGATGCCGCTTTCCTTCCCTATACCGATGTTGTGCCTGATGGTCTTGGGCGAGGGGCGACAGAGATTCCGGCCCTGGAACCGAACACCGAGATCAGAATCACGCCGATCAGCAGTAATGGGGTGGCCGGTAGTTCGACGACGTTGACCGCCACGAGTCCTTTGTACGTCTGGCCAGCCTCTTACCCCCCGACGTCTGGATATGTGCTTGCAAGCGATACTGACGGGAATTTGAGCTGGGTTGCGCAGAGCGGCGGAGGTGGTACGCCTGGCGGATCCAACACGCAGGTACAATACAATGACGGCGGTGCATTCGGCGGTGACAGCGGCCTAACCTACGATGAGACGAATAAGAATCTGACGGTCGGCAATGAGCTTCGGCTATCAGATGACGACGCGTCGAATTACATTGCGATCAAAGCGCCGTCAGACGTCACCTCAAACGTAACACTGACGCTGCCGTCGAACGACGGCGATAATGGACAGGTGCTGATCACTGACGGGTCGGGCGGTCTGTCGTGGGGGACGCCATCCGCAGGTGTCACAGACGGCGACAAGGGCGACATCACAGTCAGCGCGTCAGGTGCGACGTGGACAATCGATAGCGATGCCGTCACCTATGCCAAGATCCAGAACGTAACCGATAATCGCCTACTTGGCCGGTCGGCTGGCACTAATGGCGACGTGCAGGAAATCACAGTCGGTTCAGGGTTGTCACTTGCCGCAGGGTCGCTGACGGCAACAGGTGGTGGTCGTGACGTACTTACATCAAATCGAACCTACTATATAGGCTTTGACCTTGGCTCTGTGACAGCGAATGCGACGACCGATAAGATCGAGAAGACTTCGCACGGGCTAGAGAACGGCGACCCTGTGGTCTTTAGCGCCGCGACTGCACCAAGTGGCATTACGCTTGGAGCGGTCTATTACGTTGTCAATAAATCTACAAATGACTTTGAAATCTCAACTACTGTTGGCGGTTCAAAAGTAACGTGGGCTACAAACGGCACGACTGTTACTTGCAGAACTGGCAATGACAACAATATCGGATATGGCACGAATGGGCGGACAGTTGCGCTTTTAACAGTGCAAAAGTTTTTTGACAAAGTATCAGGCCTTGATAAGGCCGGATATAACGTTACTGGCACACTGTGCGCGGGATTGTTTGTGGTTGCACAAACAATAAACGTGCAGACCGGCGTTGGCTCAGGCCGATGCATACTGACAGGCGCATCAAACACGACATCGATAATTCAAGGCCGAGCGCAAGATTCTGTAATCCTTAGTGATTCGCAGGTTGGATTTCAGACTGGGGCATTCAAGCTGGAACGCAATAACGTCGTTACTACGGGGTCAGGCGTGTGTAATCTTGAGCTACATGGCTTGAGCGCTGGAGACCGCATTATATTTTATGGTACCACTGCGCCGACTGGTATTACTTTTGTCGACCCCGTAACAGGTCAGCCTATATCGTATTACGTTATCGCAACAGACTTGACTGCGAATTCCTTTAAGTTTGCAACTACCGTCGGCGGCTCCGCTGTGGCGGTGGGCAGTGGCACGGTTCAAGTCAGAAGAAGTACCGCTTTTGACGTATTGCTTGAAAACAGAAATGGTTCGACATTGTTTTTGACTGACATAAACTTTGGCGCTCGCCCAACAAATGTTTATGGTACGCATCTATGGATTCAGTCTGCGCAAGTCCGACCGATTGGTAATTGGACTATCAGTGGTGGAGGTGTGGGAGACTTTTTGCTGGTAGTGGGAAACGGTACTTATTCAGGGTTCTCCTTGCCAAGCAATATCACTGTTACGATTACAGGGTCACCGGCTTTTACTTCTGGCGCTTTTCTACGAGCGCAACGCTGCGGAGTCGTTGAGATGGAGTTGCGTGAGTCACAGAACAGACATATTTTCTCAGGTTCTATCAGCGCGGGTGGTTCAGGTGCGGCAGCATTAAATGGAGTTATCTCTACGTTTTTTTCTGGCACTGGATTGCCCGGCACGGGAGGGATTACCACGACAACAGGAGGTCAAACAAACTAATGGGCATCAGCTGGCAAGACTATCTGCTAACCTCGCAATTGCCGCCGTCTGACGTGGCCAGCTCTTGGGCATTGGTCCGCGATTACCGCAATTTACAGCTTCAATGGTCAGATATTGCCGTAACACGTTATGCCGAGGCCGGGATTGCCGTGCCTCCTGAATGGGTGGCTTACCGACAGTCATTGCGGGACATCACAACGATATTCTCTGACCCTACCGACGTGGTATTCCCTGACCCTCCTGAGGTGGTCATTCCCCCGGTAGTCACGTCGCAGGAGGACAGGCTGGAGGCAGCAGAGCTGATGATTGATTTGATACTCGACACGCAACAGGAGAGCGCATAATGGCAGACGTGGCGATTACCCCGCAGTACCGCTTGGTGCTGAATCGCTGGACAGCTGGCACGATTACAATTCGGCAGGTTGAGCTATTCGTAAAAACAGGATGGCTCACCCGCGATCAGGCCGACCTGATTTATACCTATCCTCGGAAGCAAACGGATCTTGTCCTTAACGATCCCTTTTCGATCGAGGTCGTCGAGGCATACAGACTGGAGGTGGAATAATGGCGCACGAACAAACGCTACCGGCAGACAGCAGGACGATCGCCTTGTCACCGCTCACGAAGCACGGCGTGTACTTGTGGAAGCTGGTCGTGGGTGATACCTGGGAGATTGAGCGGATCTACACGGGGCTTGCCAATGGCTGCACCATCACCAAGGCCTATTGGACGGTCAAGCGGTCACTGTCAGATCTCGACGCGGCGGCGGTGTTTCAGATCGACATCACCTCGACCTCGACAGCGGCAGGTCAGATCATTGATGGCAATACGAATGGCGGCTCAATCCACCTATCGTTTATTGCCTCGATCACCCAGACGGCGATCCTGACGGCGGGTGAGACGTATTACTATGACATTCAGGGAATCGATACGCTTGGGCAGGTGTACACGTTTGAGACGGGGTGCCTGGAACCACAGCCGCAAGTAACACGCGCGACTACTTGATGTAGCCGCGCTCTTTCAGCGTGGTATAGGATTTGATGCGCGTTTTGGCGAAGATCGCTTTGGGAGTCTTCGATAGGCGCAGCTTTCGTTCCCGTTGCATTCGGTTGTTTTTCTGACGACATCTCCCGCACCGCTGGGTTTCCTCCGCGTCACGGATCTGACAGTCAACGCAAATCCCCTGCGCAATCAATTGATCACGCAGGGGGCGGCCAGTTTTGATAATTAACGTTCGTCTCATTGCCCAAGCACCTCGTCAATCAGCTTGATGGCGTCGGCCAGGACTTGGTCAGGCGACTGGCTGGCGCCGACAGGCTCCATCCAACCATCGTCTGCCAGCTCGGCATACCCTGCATGTACGCGCTTAAGCCGCGCAATTTCGCTTGCAGTTATACAGCCGTCACGCGCCATTAAACGCTTCACGGCAACACCTACCGGCACGTCCAGCCATATTCGCAAACTGAGGTCTATTCCCTCGGTGGCGATGTCGTTCAGCGAGTCAATTAAATCAAGGTCAACACCATCGCCGTATCCCTGATAGGCTGCGGTCGAGAGATCGAAACGGTCGATCAGGATCAGGTCAGTTCTCAGCACGATCTTTTTGATCAGCTCGCAGTGGGCGCGCCGGTCGGCCATTAGCTGCATCGTTGCGATGAATGGGTCAGTTGATGGAATATCTGATCGTGGCTCAGACGTCTGCCAGCACAGTAGGCCAACGCCCTCATAATACTCGCGGATTTTGCTGGCCAGCGTGCTTTTCCCGCTGCCATCGATGCCCTCGAATGTGATGATTTTTGCGGCCATTATCGCACCTCTTCCCGCGGATATTCGCGGATCACTGCTGGTTTGTACGTTGCGCCTGATGGCTTAGGATCACCCGTAAATAATATGGCCATTACAACGCCAAATATCAGCCCTGCCAATCCAATCCAGTTTTCTGTTTTGATCAGATACAACGCCCACAATAATAAAAGAATTGGGATAATCATCTCCACTCCCCCTGATAGCTGCGCCACGGGTTACAGTCGCGGTTCAGCGGTGAATTGATGGCCAGCCCGAGGACGCTGGCAGAATTGGCGCGCTGAAGGGCGTTGCCGGAAAACATATAGCGGAACCAAGCGTCGTAAAGCGTCGGCGTCGGCGCGATGGTCAGCGCATTTGCGTACAGGTACGAGGCGACCGGCACGCCCTTTGCGGCCTGTACGCGCTGAGGGTGTAGCGCAATCGAAAGCATCACGGCGGCGGCAATCGCGTCGGCCTGCCGGTATGGATCGCCAGATGACCACTCGCGCCGGATATATGGCAGCGCGTCTGCCGTCGTCGTGCCGTAGGTGGATCGCACCTGGATAATGACTGGCCTACCTGCCGGATTGGTGCGCACCAGCGTCTCGGGATGATACAGACAGATCGTTGGCGCGTCCTGTGGTGTCGGCAGTGTCTGAGCATTGCCAGCAAGGGCGGCCAGCAAAATAAAAAACACGAATAGTGCGACGAGTAGCAAGCCGTCAAGCTTTGAGTTCATTGGTGTGTAGCCTCCTGCCGGGAGCCATAGCCCCCGGCTGATAGTGGGTGATTATTTGCGCAAGCCAGCCAGTTTTTTCTGGTAGCTGGAGATCAGCTTTGCCGCTGCCGCCGCGGTGAGATGCTCGAGCGTCTCCGGCTCCCAGTCGGGGAAGTCCTCACCAGACAGATTGTTGATTCCGGTCAAGATTTTGTCGTACTCGACCCCAGCGTGCATCAGATCCGCGCAGATCTGCACCAGCTCGTCGAGCTGATCTTCACTGATGCACGGCTCTGGAGTCGGCAGGGCTGCGACGGGTGCAACGGCAGCGACGGGGATTGATTCGACCTCGGTTTCGTCGAGCATCCCCAGGCCACAGATTGACAAGGTAACTCTCCTTTTTGCCTTTGTCTCTGCCTTCATCAGCGCGTTAGCCAGCGCTTCGCCTTTGGCGTTGCCGATCGCCACCGCGCCGATCGACTCGTCTGACCGGCCATCGGTTGTGGTGGCGCGAGCGGTGACGACGTAGACATCCTCGACGCGCTCACGGCTGACGATGACGACCGAGACGCCACGCAGGCTCCGCAACTGATCGGTGGCGTCTTTGCGTGCGTACAGGGTGAGCTTGCCGTTCAAGGTGATGTACTCGAACGGCTTGGTCAGCGGATTCAGCCCGATTGACTGGCAGACCGTGCTGTAATACTTGGCGCGCTCTTCTGGCTGCAGCTTGGCCAGATCGCCGCGCACGATCACGCTCTCCATGATCTCCCCGGCCGATGCCGAGGAGTGAATCATTGCTTGTGGTGTTGCCATGGTTTCTCCGTTGTGATTTTCCTGATGTTATTGGTCGACCCCGTGTCGAGGTGGTGAATATATGACAGGTTGATGAATTAGTCAAATGGAAAATTCGCCAACCTGAAAAATAATTACCACGTCCACCGGCGGGGCGGTTCCGCGTGGTAATCCTCCCCCTCATCCTCAAGGCGCTTGGTCGTGCAGGAGGGGCATTCGAAATGCCCCTCTTGATCAGCTGACCAGCCAATCTCAGTCAGAAAAGATGCCAGCTCCCGCTCTTGCTCTGCGGCCTGACGTTGCAATTTACCATCGGCGCCCTTGCCGACAAGCGGATGGGGACAGGGACCGGGCGCTTCCTCCGTGTATTTGTGCCAGACGCCACACGTCCAGCAGCCGATATGCAGGTCATAGCCGATCATTTCGGCCAGCTGGGTCAAGTTCATTCCGTGATCGTTCACTCCCCACCTCCCTCAATCTTGGCCAGCAATTGCTTTGCCTGACTGCTCAGGTTGCGCAGAGTATCCGCTAAAGCTGCCGCTGACATCATACTGCCATAGCCGCTGTTCGTTGATGTGGCTACCCGCGTTAATAGCTCATACATCTCAGATGCCGCCATCATTAGACAAGCGTAATAATGACGTTGCTCAGAGTCTTCGCCAGGTAGATGACAATGAGCCTCTTCGCAGACGCAAGTCTGAATGTAACGATTGGTATCTGGGTGACGAAGTGAGTAGCCCATATCGCGTCCCTTAAGAAGCCCGTCAATGTCCAGTTTCATTCCCCACCTCCCTCAATCTTGGCCATCAGTGCGTCAATTGCCTTCAAATCAATTTCCGCATAGCCGTCACTGCGCAGATTGGCATCGGCCACATACTGTCGTACATCGCGCAGCAGCTCCAGCATCTCAGGCGCGGCGTCACGGATGCGCGCATCTCTGTCCATAGCGGGTTGCACTGATAAATCGTAGTCAATAATCAGCCTACTCATATCGGCATCACCTCCTCATCGCAGCACATCGGGCAGGGCTCAACGCCTGACGGCTCGATCCAGCCGTATCCACGGCGCACGCCGTGACTGATCTCGCCCGTACCATCGCACTCCGGGCAGGGTGGCTGGGCTGGCTCCTGCTCGTCAAGCCACTGCTCCCACGCGCAGTGCGCGCAGTCGGCGCGGTGCGGAAAGTGGGCCTCATGTGAACAAGGCCCGCATACAGGGTAATCGGCGAGATTCTCAGATCCGCAACGAAGGCAATTGGCGTCCATTACCGCACCACCTTTGCTGTTAAAACATTGACGACTGGAAAACTGTCGCCGGGAATGGTGGCGAGCTCGTCCATCGTCAGGGACGTTGAGAAAACCGGCAGCTGATCGATGTTGCGCGCGACCATCTCCGCGATCGCCTCTGCGATCTGCTCTTTGGTGTCAACAGGGTAAATCAAGTCGTCGTTGATGTCGTTGCTCTGCGAAATAGTTACAAAAGTCATTGTCTTTCTCCTGATTACCGGCGGCTTCATTGCCGCTTCGATGATGTGAATATATTCCAAGTCCTTGAATTAGTCAAACGGAAAATTCAATTTATCGCAAAATATTTTTGACCGGTCACTCAAATTTTCCACTTGACAATTACGTTGAGTCTCCGTTACCGTGACGGCGATGGATATGAACGAGGCAACAAATCAGCTGTCAGTGGCGCAGGCGGCGGAATTTCGCGGCGTGTCGCGCCAGACTGTGGGCGTATGGATCAGGCGGCAGTGGTTACCTGCCACGCGTATCGGGTCGCGCTGGGTCGTTGACCGTCAGGTTTTGGCCGGATTCGAGGCTCCGCGCGGTGCGTACCGTGCGCGACGCCCCCGGCCTGTAGAGATTGTAGATGGTGCGTCAGATGGGGGCATTTGACGCATCAGCTGGCTGCTTGTTCTTTGGGTGCAGACTAATCCAATCTGCGACAGGCATGGCGAAGTAAGGGGCGATCCCCCGGGCAGCCAGCAGATTTATCCGAGCGGGGATTGGGAGCCGCTGTATCAACACGGTATAGTTAAGGTTAATGGTCGCAACGCGAGTAGGCCTTATTTGTTCCGTGCCCATTCCCCCATCGGGCCAAGATTGAGACATCCGACGACGGGCCACACACTCCCCGCGATAGCCTAACGGCTTTCAAATCGTCGGAAATCCGGCAACGAACAGCAGCGTTGCCGCAGGAGAGGGGACAATACTTGCGCTCCTCTCCTCTCACCAGTTTGGGATGCTCGCTTTGTTCTCGCCGTGCAGTAGGCTGTGAGGTAGCCGGCAAGCGTCGTGCTATCAGCTGCGATCAGTAATGACTGAAATAGTTATTGATCGGCTGACAATTAAGTAAAAAAATAGGGATCCCCCGGCGAGCATCCCATCAAGTTCCGGCGTGTGCCGGATTTTCTCCTGATAGTGACTGGACTCCTCGGGGTGGCGTGTGCCACCCCACTTTTTTATGAGGTGATGAGATGGAGCTGATTTTCTGGGCAATTTTTGTTCTTGGTGGCATCAACTACCGGCCAGTGGAGCCGGACTATCTGACGGCACCACGGCGGATCGAGCCGGAGCAGCCTGTCAGACCTGTGCGGCAATCTCGCCCAGGTAGGTAATTTTCCGCTTGCAAAATTCGCAGACCTGCGTATAATTGCCTTGCGGTCGGGAGTGACGCCCCGCGAGACAGCCGCAAAAGGGAAACTGAAACGAGACGACATCAAAGCCTTCTGAGAAGGCGGGTCAGGCAACCGACAGGCCGTCAACCTGTCATCAGTTTCCCACCTGCCCGTTTTCTCAGAGGGCTTTTCTATTTTTTGAGGTGACAATGAAACTTCTCAAGATTTTGAGTCGTCCCATAGCGTTTCACCGATGCCTGGCCGAGCTGACTGGCTCTGTTACGGCTGGCCTGATGCTGAGTCAGGCTCTTTATTGGACGCCACGGGCCAAAGATCCTGATGGATGGTTTTGGAAGACGCAGGATGAGTGGTTCGAGGAGACGATGCTTTCCCGCAAAGAGCAGGAAACAGCTCGACGGCGACTCAAGGAACTGGGCAACGGCTCAGTTTGGCACGAACAGTTGCGAGGAGTCCCGGCAAAGCTCTTTTACAGGATAGACCTAGACGCGCTTGAAGCTCTGCTATTGGCAACCAAGGATGCGCCAATCGGTCAAACCAGTATGCCCGAAAGTGACATACTGGAATGCACGAATCGGGCAAACAAGATAGCCCGAATCGGGCAAGCATTAATAACAGAGACTACAACAGAGATCACTCCAGAGACTACACATAGAGGGAGAGCGGTCGCGGTGATCCCGGCAGACGCGAAACCAGCAAGACCCCTCCCCCCTTCTGGTGGATCGGCGGTCGATGTTGCACTCGAACACTTCCCGCAAATGGGGATCTGGCAGCAGGAGTTGATTGAAAACGCGCAGATCAACCACCTGACCATCTGGCGCAAATGCTGCGAGGACTGGCGCGACAACAGGTACAGCGAGCGCAACGTCAAAGGATTGATCGACAGTTACTACAAGGCCGAAACCCAGCACGCAAAGGAGAAAGCAACCAATGGACGCAATAGCAATGCACCTCGACGAGAGAGCCACAACGAACGCGCAGCCCGTGAGACGTTCGAACTCATCAGACAACTCACCGGAGCGGAGAGCGGCTCTGATAGCACTGATCCAGCAGACACGATCTTTAAGCTCCCTCCCGCTTTCGGCGGGAGATGAGCTGGCCATCGCGGTGTCAACCTGGGGGCTGGCCGTCGAAGAGATCCCCGACCGACTCCTCGGGCCGTCGTGGGAGTTGAGCGTCAAGAATCACGACTGGTCGAGGCCGTTCTCGCCGATGTCCATCCGCGAGGCCTACAAGACGCTCCTGATCGAGGATCGAGAACGCCGCGAGAAAGACCGCTACCGCACCGCCAAGCGCGGCGACGACCTTTATGCCTGTCCCTTCTGTCAGGATACAGGCTACACGGCCATTGCGATCTACTGCGGGTCATTTCGCGACTGGCACAAATGCGCGCGCGCCTGCGAGTGCGCCGCCACTCCGATCAACCAGCGGCGCCCGCGTGTAATCACTGACTCATGGATCTATGCCGATGATGGCCGGTGGTATCCGGCATCTACTGATCAATCACCGCAGTGCTACTGCGCATTCTGTCGAAACAGGAGGTAGTAATGGTCTACACAAATCAGACAATTCAGATTGACACCTACACGGGGCACCGGATTACCCGCGGCAAGATCCGGATATACGACATCACCAAGAAAGATGGCTTTAAGCTTGGCCGTGTGAACATTTATGACCAGATCGGCTTGCTTGTCCGCCAGATTGATCGGAGCTGGCCAGACGGGCAAAAGCACGCCTACTGTACCGACTGGTTTTTTTGCAACGAGAATGGGCAGCGCGTTCGGCGCGAATTCGCGGAAATGAACCAGCGGTGGATGGATTACATCTCGAAGAGCTGGGATAGCCAGCACATGATGAGCGAACTTGGAGTTTAGGAGAACACACAATGAGACGAGCGGCAAAGGTAGACAGGAATCAGGCGGAGATCGTTGAAGCGTTCCGGCGGCTGGGTTGCACGGTGCATTGCACTCATACCCTTGGGCAGGGGTTTCCCGATCTGGTAGTTGGGCATCTCGGCAACAACTATCTGGTCGAGGTCAAAGACTGGCAGCAGCCACCAAGCAAGCGAAAGCTGACGGCTGACGAGGCTGAATGGCATGCCAACTGGCGTGGCCATGTCACCGTCGTCATGTGCGTGGCTGACGTTGAGCAGGTCGTCAATATCTGGCGCAAAGAATGGAGGGCAGCGTGAGAGAACTGATTCATTCAGTAGCAAGGGCAATCTGCACGGCTGGCGCGTGCCTGCTGGCCATTATCCTGATCGCAGGATATTTCGAATGGTGGTCATGGGAAGAGCTGACCACGCCAATTCAGGCGATCATCGGCGGGTGGTTTATCTCCCTGTTGATCATGATGGCCAGCCACGATCGGAGGGTGACACGATGAACCAGTATCATGATCTTGTCCAGGGCGTCCTTGATCACGGCATCACCCGCGACGACCGGACAGGCGTCGGCACTCGCTCTGTATTTGGTCGCCAGTTGCGCTTTGACCTGCGTGCTGGCTTCCCCCTGCTGACCACCCGAAAGATCCACTGGCGGTCAATTGTGAGCGAATTGTTATGGATGCTGCGCGGGGATTCCAACGTCCGATCGCTGCAGCGCGACGGAATCACCATCTGGAACGAATGGGCAGACGAGAATGGCGACCTTGGGCCGGTCTATGGTGTCCAATGGCGGCATTGGGGCGGCGATCAACTGAAGCGAGTCATCAACGAGATCCGCACCAATCCGACCTCCCGACGGCTGATCGTAAGCGCCTGGAATGCGGCGGAGATCAACCGAATGGCACTCCCCCCGTGCCACGCTCTGTTTCAATTTCACGTCGATCTGCGCAGCCTGACCGATGGATATCTCGACTGCCATCTCTACCAGCGGTCATCAGATGTCTTTCTCGGCCTGCCGTTCAATATTGCGTCCTACGCCCTGCTGACTCATATGGTAGCGCACGTCTGCGGCCTCAATGCTGGCGATCTGATCATCTCGATTGGTGACGCTCACCTGTACCGCAACCACGAGGAGCAGGCGCGGCTCCTGCTGACGCGCGATCACCTGCCAGCACCCGCGCTGCGGCTCAACCCTGATCTATGGCGCGGTCAGATTGATCGGTTCACGGCTGAGGATATCAGCCTCGAAAACTACCAGTACCACCCGGCAATCAAAGCGCCGGTGGCAGTATAGGAGGAAACACACAATGGCTTTGAAATGGCATAACGCAGCCATCAAAATGGCGAAAGAAGGGCGCACCGCCGAGCAGATCATGGACGGCGTGGGAATCTCCGCCGACGTCTACCACAGGCACTGTCAGCGCAATCCGGATCTGGCCGCGCAGCTCCCGCGAGTGATCAAAATCGACGAACCGCCGATCCTTACTGCGGAGATTTCCCTTATCGCTGCGATCGATCGCAATGGTGGGCTTGGGAAAAACGGCGACTTGCAGTGGCACCAATCAGCAGATCTTCAACGATTCCGATTTTTGACCCATGGGCATACTGTAATCATGGGCCGGAGGACGTATCAATCATTAAACATCGTTGCGCTTCCTGATCGGAAGCTCGTGGTTCTAACGAACAGGAAGAATTTTACTGTTGACCATCCTGATGTCCAGATTGCGTCATCCCTCGTGATGGCGCTGCTGGATGCGCAACAGGCAGGGGCCGAAAAGATTTTTTTGGCTGGCGGCGAAGAGGTCTACACCCTTGGTCTCGGTTTTGCGGACAGAATCTACCTGACCGAGATCGACACCGCAATCAATCGGCCTGACGTTGTGTTTCCGATTTGGGATCTCCCGCACTGGGATCTGATCGAGACTCGCGGCCCATATCGGGCCGATGACAGCAACCAATATCCCTACACCTACAAAACCTATACCCGGAGGCAAAAGTGATAGAAGAACTGACCAACGCTCAACGACTCTGCGACCTGCTGATTCTTGATCGGCTGGCATCGCAGGCCTATACGACCTATCTCAACCGCGCGCAGGCCGCGCGGAATGCTGGCCACGAGGATGAGGCGCAATTCTACGCCGATCGGGCGGACGCGACCTTAATCGCAACAAACGAAATCCACAAGCTGAGAGACAAGGCCATTGCCAAGGCTCTTATTGAATGGGCGCAGCTGGACATCCTCGATTTCCGGCTTCACGTCGAGCGGCTTGGGCTGACAATCCCCGCGCCAATCCTGCGGGATATGATGGAGGAGGTGACCAAGTGATACTCAATGACCAACAGATCCGCGCACGATGCGAATGGGACGCTCCGCCAATGATATCGCCATATGTCTACACTCAGTGCCGTGAAGTGATAACCATAGACAATCCGTTGCAGCTTACCAGTCGCACTACACCCGTAGTCAGCTATGGTCAATCATCATTCGGATATGATATCCGACTAGATGCTACTGTAATAGATGTGTTTAGAAGCGAGATGCCATTTCTTGGACAGATGATTGATCCGAAAGCGTTTGATGGCAAACAAACGCTAGTCCATCAACTGCCGGAACGTGATGAGACCGGGATCTTTTACACACTCCAACCCCGCGCCTATGCCCTTGGCGTAAGCGTCGAGACGTTCGATATTCCGCTCAACGTCCTCGGGATCTGTTATTGCAAATCAACCTATGCCCGATGCGGCCTGATGGTCAACACCACGCCCCTCGAACCTGGTTGGCGCGGTCAGCTGGTCATCGAGCTGGCCAACCTGACCGACCTGCCGATGAAGGTTTATGCCAACGAGGGGATTGCCCAAGTGGTTTTCTTCGAGGGCGACCAGCCTTCAATCACCTACGCCGACAGGTCTGGCAAATATCAGGATCAGAAAGGAATCGTAACGGCGCGAATATGAGCGAACTTGCGATCAATACACGCGCAGGACGGGCGGCAGTCGAGCAGCAGCACCAGATCGAGGCGTGGCTGTCCGACTGCTACCCCGACACCTACACTGTCAGCACGCCATCGACAGCACCGGCGCCGTACGACGGGTTTCTGTGCCGTTGGGGTGAGGTTGTGGCGGTGTACGAGATCAAGACCCGCTTGACCTCAATCGAGCAGCTGAACCGGATGCCGATCCACCCCGGCTGTGTGATCCTGACCTACTCGAAAATCACCGAGGGCCAAGCGATCAGCCGCCAATTGAATGTGCCTTTTTTGTTTGTGGCATACCTTGAGGTTGACCGCAAATTAGCCATATGGCAAATTACAGAAAGTAACGGCGACCTGTGCCACCTGTGGCAATCCAGCCACACTGAAACGCAGGCCACCATCAACGGGGGAAGGGCGGTCAGGCAAAACGTATACCTCCCCCTCGACAAGGCGCGGATCTTCCAGATTCAGCCGAACCGATACTTATAACGGAGAACACAATGGCATCAAACATCACTGACGAAAAGCGGAGCGCATTTGATTGGATCATGTTTCTGTTGATCCACGTCGTCCTTATTGGCGGCATCACCTATGCCGGATTCGCGATTTATGGCGAGCGGCTGGGCATCTGGGTGGGTGCATCCGCGTTCATCGCCGGAGTGACCAGCACCTACCTATACGCGAAGATCGTCCCCGGCGAAACCATAATGAAAGTCCTTCTCGGGCTGGCTGTGGCAGCGAATGCGGCCTATATGGTTCACAATGGGGCCAAGGCCATCGGCATCAACGCCTACAATGACGCGCAGATCCGCAAATATGAGGCGGGGATGGCAGCGGCGGCGGGTGCCACATCTCGTGCGATCGCCCGCACAATTGGCGCATCGGCGAAGGATGCCTCGGCCATCGAAAAGACCTTCAGCGATGGCGTCTCGACTATGGCAGCTTTGCTGGCGTTCATTGAGATGAGCCTGGCGATCATCTTCTTTTCTGTGGCATCGAAGCGGATCAGCGCAATCAACCGTGGCAGCGCGGCTGACTCCCCACGGGTGGCAGGCTTTGCCACAAGCGGCACTCTCAACTACCCCTCACCGACGATTGCCACGCGTGGCAATGTGGGGGCCACAGACCCAAAAGCGCAGCCCCCGGCCCACTGGTAACCGGGGGGCCACCCATATGGCAAAACTACGGCGTACCTGACACAGGGCCGCTTGCTCCACAGGTGGCAGCACTGCCACAGGGTCAGCGCGAGGCCATCACGGAGCTGATTGCCACTGCCACGTCGCCAGCCCCACAGGTGTCAGAGACCACGGCAGAACCGGACGTGGACTGGCCGGAAGAGTTGCCACAGATCGACAGCGGCAAGCTGGCATCTTCCACGGGTGGCAAGGTCGAGGTGGCAACACCTGCCACGCCAGCACCAACCGAAGCCCCACAGGTGGCGGAGGAGGAGCAGGGGCCGCAACTCCCGCCAGCGTCGATCCGGCTGTCGGTGGATCACGTCAGGGTGTCAGAGAACACCTACGCTTTCCGACTGCGGTGGAGCAATCCGGCGGGGGTGTCACCCAAGCGGCCAGCCATCTATTACCAGTGGGTCAGAGAAGACGTGTTCAGGATGATAACAGAGGATAAAGAATCTTATGGACGTTACAAGAATCAAATCATTGCGCAATTCACTGAGCAGCAGGAAGCCGTTTGACCCGATCACCCACGCCTGGGAGATCCCCGCGGCCTTGTTTGAATGCAAGCAACTCGCAGTAGATGGCAAGAATCTTGCCTTGCTTGCGCTTCTGGAATCAATTATAACCGTCTCAGGGGCTGACAAAAGGACTTGGATCGACCTTCCCCGGCAGGTCGCGGAACAGGCAGCAGCTGGGAGGATTGATTGAGTACCGACCTTCAGAAAATCACTGATCATCTCATCGTGGCCGGGTTTGGTGTCCTCGACGGACACCTCCCGGTCTTTACCTCATCAGCTTGGGAGGATCACGTCCAAGCGTGGATGGACGCTGAATCAGAAGTGACCACCCACAGGTGGCGACAGGCGGCAATATGCGCCTCAATCTCTGTGCATTTCGGCGAGCAGTCCATCAAGCGGTTTGCTGAGTCTGTGGGAGTCCACGAACGGCGGATCTACGAATACCGCGCCGCCTATCAGCTCGCCACGCAGTTTGCTGAACGTCCCCCCAATCTCGATTTCACTCATTGGATCGTGGCCAGTGCCGCCGATGATCCCGTCGCCGTCATCGAGGAGGCAGCCGAAACCAGCCTGTCGGTGCGCGGACTGAAGAAGCTCATCGCCGAGCGCACCGCCCCACCAACGTCCTCGACCCTCCCGGCAATCGCCGATAATCCACAGGTGGCAGCAGCGTGGCAACAGTTCCGCACCGCCTGCCACACGCTTTCCCACATTGCGCCAATCACTGCCACTGCCATCAATTACGCCCTGGAAGAGGTGCAATATGCTCTCGAAATCCCTGAGCAGACTGTGGCGGAGCGGATCATCCATTGCATCGGCGAACTCGGCCTAACCGAACTGGATCCGATAGCGCAGACCCTCGGTGAGCATCGCGACAGGGTAAGGGTCTGGCTTTCGCGGATGGTCGAGGGTGGCCAGCTGGCCAGCCGTCGGCAGGAGATCGACGAACGCGCACCTGGTGCGCGGGGGCCAGCACGCGTTTACTATTCGATTGCAAGCTGATCGGTCGTCTAGTATCTTCCATCCGTGATTCCTTTCATTTGGACTGCAGGGCTTGTGTTCTACAAGCCCTTTTTGTTTTCTAATCTCACCCGTCAAAAATTTCCGTGTCAGCCATGATAAGCCTCAACCGATGCCGCTTTCGGTGTCATTGTGTGTTTACCACTGGGGGCGGGTGTCCGCCCCGTTTTTACAGGAGGCTTTCTGATGGAAAATCTTGGAAATATTGGAGTCTGGCTCAAGGGTTTAATTGCCGCTGTGATCGGTGGCGCGGCCAATGCGCTGACTATGGTCATCGTCGATCCGCTCAATTTCAACCTCAATGAGGGCGTGGGCAACCTGTTGACGGTTGCCGCCACCTCGGCGATCGTCGCCGCGGCGATGTACCTCAAGCAGTCGCCGCTCCCCAACGTGGAGGGCCAGTAATGCGCCGTGCATCTCTCGCGCTGATTGCGCTGATTGCTTTCACCTCCGCTTGCTCCGATCAGGGCAAGCAATTCGCCGCCACTACTGACCGCATTGCCGGATATGTTGGAACGGGCCTGATCATCGTCGACCAGCAGACAAGCACTGGTCAGATGTCACCCGAAACGGGCGTGGCCATCGTGACGGCTCTTCGAGCGGTGAACACGCTCAATGGGCAGGTCGTCGACGAGGCCAAAAAGTACGTCGATGAGAATGGCAACTTGAAGCTGACCGGGGATGGGCAGGACAAGCTCCTGAAGATCCTCGACAGCTCGACCGTCGTCGTCAATGGCCTGATCAACGATGAGCGGGTCTTGTCGCTGCAGCCGACGCAGCGTCAGCAGATCACCCTCGTTGCAATGAACATCGGCGCAACGATCGCCAGCCTGACCGAGCTGGTCAAAACCGCCAAGCTGGCCAAGGGGGGCAAATGAATATCCTTCAAATCCTGCCGATTCTGCCATCGTTCATCCTACTGATCACCAACGAGATCCTTCGTGAATCAGCGCGAACGGGCAAAACGCCTGAAGAGCTGCTCAACGATGCGGGACTCCGCACCGATGAGAACGAGCAGAAGGCGATCGAGCTGCTCAACCGCCTGACTGGTAAGTAACGCTTACAAGTTCACCCACCCCGGCATATGGGCGGGGACTCTGCAGGCGATCAGCCTCTCGCCGGGGAAAAGCAGAGATCTCCCGCCCACCACTACACACGCGGTACATTACGATGATCCCCGACATCCCCGGAAGTGAACGAATGGACAAAGACTACATTGATGTAACCGTCTCATCGATAATTGCCCTTATGGCCGGATGGCTGATCAAGTCGTTCCACTCAGCCAGTCGAAAGGATCTCGAAGAGGTCAAGCAGGAGATGCGCCATTTTGTGACCACGCGCGCCTTTGACAAGGAGCTGGCCTCGATCTCGACCCGACTTGACAGGATCGAGGAGAAAATTGATAAACTGATGTCGCAATGAAGAAAGCAACCAGATCAGGCGGGAGGCCCAAGTCGGATAAACCCAAAGGCAGGCCGACCAAGCTCAACGCCGACAAACAATCCAGAATCCTTGAAGCCGTGCGTGAAGGTCTACCCTACACCACGGCTTGTGCATTGGCGGGTATTCATTACTCGACGTTTGCCGAGTGGAAGCTCAAAGGCGAACAAGATCCTGAATCAGTGTATGCCGATTTTGCCATGGCGGTAAAAGAAGCAGAGGCAGAAGCAGAGGCGGCAAACGTCAAGCGCATCAGATCCGCAGCCGATAACGGCCAATGGCAGGCCGCGGCGTGGATCCTCGAGCGGCGTCACCCTGACAAATGGGGCAGGACGGAGCGCACCGAGCAGCAGCACAGTGGCCAGGTTGAAATCGTGGTGAGACGTGAGCAGAAGAGCGGCACAACCAAAACAGATTGAGCTTGTCCTGCCGACCCTGCACGCAGGCCAGCAACAGATTGTCGACGAGGCGCGGCGCTTCAACGTATTGGCCTGCGGTCGTCGTTTTGGTAAGACGATGTTGGGCATTGATCTCCTGATCGACAAAGCCCTCGATGGTCTGCCGGTCGGGTGGTTCTCGCCGACTTATCGAATGCTTGGCGAGGTCTGGAAGGCGGTTTACGATACCACCAGACCACTGCACGCGCGGGTGTCGATCCAAGAGCATCGAATCGAGCTGATTACCGGGGGAGTGATTGATTGCTGGTCGCTGGACGCTGCGGACTCGGTTCGCGGTCGCAAATATCAGCGTGTGGTGATTGACGAGGCCGCGATGGTGGCCGGACTCGGTGACGCTTGGCAGGCTGCAATCCGGCCGACCCTGACCGACTATCAGGGGGACGCGTTTTTCCTCAGCACGCCGAAGGGGATCAACTTCTTCCACGAGTGCTACAGTCGCGGCATCGACGAGACGCAAAGCGACTGGCAGAGCTGGCACGCGCCCACTACGGCGAATCCGTATATTGACCCAAGCGAGGTCGAGGCAGCACGGCAGGAGCTACCGGAGCAGATCTACCGGCAGGAATACTTGGCGGAGTTTCTTCAGAACGAAGGCGCGGTGTTCAGGAATATCGATGCGTGCCTGTCAGCAGACAGCGGCGATCACAAGAACCATCGTCTCTTCGCTGGGGTGGACTGGGGCCAGCAAAACGATTTCACGGCGATATCGATCATCTGCGCGACTTGTCGCCACGAGGTTGAGCTTGACCGGTTCAACAAGATCGAATGGGCATTCCAGAGAGCACGATTGAAAGCCGCGCTGGATCGTTGGCGAGTGATGGCGGTGATGGTTGAAACCAACAGCATCGGCCAACCAAACCTCGAGGCATTGATGCGCGAAGGCTTACCAGTGCGGGGATTCGAGACGACGGCATCGAGCAAGCCGCCGCTGATCCAATCGCTGGCCCTTGCGCTTGAGCGGGTCGAATATCAATGGCTACCGGATCAGGTTGGGCGGATGGAGCTTTTGTCGTACGAGGCCAAACGCAATCCGACCACTGGACGTGTCACCTATTCCGCACCATCCGGCGGCCACGATGACACAGTGATGGCTCGGGCAATCGCGCTGGAATGCATGCAACGAGGAGCGGTGGGGAATGCTTACTGAGATCTTATGCGGGGATAACCTGCCGATATTGCAAGAGATGTTGGACAACTCGGTCGATGCAATCGTGACTGACCCGCCCTATGGCCTATCGTTTATGGGCAAGCGGTGGGATTACGACGTGCCATCGGTTGAGCTATGGGCCGAATGCCTGCGGGTGTTGAAGCCTGGGGGCCATTTACTGGCGTTTGCCGGGACGCGGACTCAGCATCGGATGGCGGTCAGGATTGAGGATGCTGGGTTTGAGATACGTGACATGATCGCGTGGGTATATGGGTCAGGATTCCCGAAATCGCTGGATGTGAGCAAGGCAATTGATAAGGCGGCGGGAGCGGAACGGGAGGTGGTTGGTATTGCTGGACGGTCAAAGATTGGTGGTGGCAATATTGCAACAACAGGAATGCTAGGCGGAGATTATTACTTATCCGCCCCCGCAACCGATGCCGCCAAGCAATGGGACGGATGGGGGACTGCGCTGAAACCCGCGCTTGAGCCGATTACGCTGGCAAGAAAGCCATTGGCCGAACGCACCGTTGCGGCAAACGTGCTGGAGTGGGGGACGGGTGGGGTGAATGTGGATGGGTGTCGGGTGAGCACTAGCGATTCGTGGACACGAATCGCTAGTGAGACGCCTTGCCATGAGGGATATGGCGATGGCGCGTTTCGCTTTAAGAATGCAGGGCAGATGCATACTCAAGGCCGCTTCCCCGCCAACTTCATCCACGATGGTAGTGATGAGGTGGTGCGGCTGTTTCCGCAGAGCACCAGTGGCGCGAACCCGACGCGGCGCGGTGGCATGGGCTACCACGGCGCAGAAGGGCAGGAATCCTGCGACGCCCCCCGTGGCGCTGAGAGCGGGTCCGCTGCCCGTTTCTTCTACTGCGCCAAGGCCTCACGGTCTGAGCGCGAGGCGGGGCTGGAGGGGGATAAATGCACTCATCCAACAGTCAAACCCATTGCCCTGATGCGCTACCTTTGCCGCCTCGTTACCCCTCCCGGCGGTGTCGTGCTTGACCCGTTCACCGGCTCAGGAACTACCGGCTGCGCGGCGACGCTTGAGGGTTTCGGATTCGTCGGGATAGAGCGTGAGGCCGAATATGCAGAGATCGCACGACGGCGGATTGAGCATTGGCGAGACGTGGCCAGCCAAATCGAAACGATTATCGAAGACGTTCAAGAAAAGTTATTCGCAGAAATGGTTTAAGCGTAACAGCGTATGGGCATAATAGACAGATTCAAAGCAGCTTCCACCGCCTTCCGATTCCCGTCAAATCTGACGCATCGGGCAGGCTCGTTTCTGTCGTTGGCTCCTCGAACCTTCCCATACGAGAACACCGACCCGCTTGGCGACTCCGCAGTGGTCAACGTGCTGGCGTGGATTCAGCGAAATTTCACGCAGGCCGAGCTTGGCGTTTATCAAAAGAATCGTGAAGGTGAAAAGACTGAGCTCGTCGACCATCCGCTGACTCGCCTGATGTATCGCCCGAATGCGGGATACGGCGCGTCACAGCTTTGGGCCGGTACGCTCCTCAGCTACCACCTTGACGGCAACGCATACTGGATCAAGGCGCGTAATGCCCGAGGGTTCGGCGTGCCAACTGAGGTCTGGTATGAACCCCACTGGGGGATCAAGCCGCACTGGCCGGAGGATGGATCGCAGTTCATCGACTACTACGAGCGGCGCATCAACGGCACGATTGAGCGCATCCCGGTCGAGAACGTCATCCATTTCCGCAACGGGCTGAACCCTGCGAACCCACGCTATGGACTCGCCCCGCTCAAGGCTGCGCTCCTTCAGGTCTTCACCGATACCGAGGTTTCACTCTGGGTCGCCGCGCTGTGCCGGAATATGGCGATTCCTGGCGTAATCGTTTCGCCTCAGGAATCGTTCGGGATGTCAGCCGAGAAGGCCGAACAGATCAAGCAGACGTGGAAGCGCAAGTTTGGCGGCGACTCTCGCGGCGAACCGTTGATCCTCGACTTTCAGGCCAGTGTGACCACGCTGGGTTACGATCCGAAAAACATGGAGTTTGGCGCGATCACCAACCTCGCCGAGTCGCGCATTGCCGGTGCGATGGGTGTCCCGGCGATCGTCGCGGGGTTGAGTGCGGGTCTGGACTCGTCGACCTACAACAACCTGGCCAACTTGAAGAAGTCGGCATTCGAGGAGTGCCTCATTCCAACGTGGGAGCAGTTCCAGACCACGCTGACGGCGCAGCTCCTGCCGGACTATGAGCGGGATATCGAAGCCAAGCGCATCAAGGTCTACTTCGACACCAGCGAGATCCGCGCACTTCAGGAGAATCAAGGGGAGAAGGAACAGCGCGCCATTGCCGCGTGGCAGGCTGGGGTTACGACGCTCAACGAAGCGCGCGCACAATTTGGCTATGATCCCGATCCGGCTGGCGATTACTACCTGCAGCCCAACAGCTCGACTCCGACCACGCCAGCCAAAACCCTCGACAAGATCGAGAATCCACCAGCTCCGGTGGTGCCAGTTCAGCCAATTCCGGGCGGCAGTAGCCAACCGCCAACGGCGGCTGAAGACGAAGGAGAGGCGGTCAAGTCCTCCTCGGGCCGCCTCTTCAAGTCTGTCAACTGGCAAGGGATGACGTTGCGCAGGGAACCCACAGAGATCGAGGCGCGAATCATCAAGCAGGTTGATGAGGTTTACCAAAGCGGCAAGCTCTCGATGGAAGGGCGGCTCCTTTCTCTTCGTGGCAAGTACGTTGACCAGATCATCGATGAGCTTGACGACCTCGATCCAGAGGATTACTACACGGCAACGGTTATGCCGGTCGACGCTGACCGGCTGGCAGTCGCTGCGATCCTGACCGCGCTGTTTCTCCGTGGCGCGGCTTTGATCGTCGGCGAACTCAGGAATCAGGGGGCTGGCGATGGTGACCCGTCGGCCCGTCCTGATTCCCGACTGATCAACACGATTGCTGGCGCGCTGGTGAGCAAGATCGCAAACGACGTGCAGGCGCGTGGCACGGGCGCGGCGGTGTCCGCTTCCCTTCTTGGGCAAGATGTGCGCGCCAGTGTAACCACCGCGCTTGATCAGGGTTCAACGGCCTATGTCACCCGATCCGCAGCGGAGGCGACCAACTGGGCTCTCGGCAAGGGGCGTGACGCGGAGATTGAGCAGCGATCGGACGAGATTGAATATCTGGTCTACTCTGCCGTGCTGGATAACTCGACCTGCAGGCCGTGCGGCGAGGCTGACGGCATGGGGGGACAGCTGGGTGAGATCCCCGACGCTCCAAACCCTGACTGTGACGGCGGGGCCAATTGCAGGTGTCTGCACATCCCGGTAGTGGCCACCGATGAGTTCAAGGGGCTCACCGGGAAGAAGGCAACTTATCGCGGCGAATCAATCGACCTGAAGCCAACCGACGGGATGAAAAGCGAAGCGCAGAAGGGGCTTGACTGGCGCAAGGAGCATGGCCGCGGTGGCACAGCCGTCGGCATTGCACGCGCACGCGACATCGTAAATGGGCGGGAGTTGTCGCCAAGCACGGTGAAGCGCATGTATTCATTCTTCAGCCGCCACGAGGTGGACAAGCAGGGCGAGGGCTTCTCCCCTGGTGAAGATGGCTATCCATCAAACGGGCGGATTGCGTGGGCCTTGTGGGGTGGTGATGCCGGCTTCTCGTGGTCAAAGAAGAAAATCGAGCAGATGGCCAACATCGACGAGTCAAAAAGTTTTGTCAGTGAATAGCCTATAGGGGGCATATGGAAAAGCGGTTCGATTCAATCCAGCGCAAAACATTGGCCTTCGAGGTGAAGCAAGCCGAGATGACCGACGGTGGCCAGTATGCCGGAGAGTTTACCGGCTATGCTGCGGGCATCCTGAACATCGACAACACCGGCGATATGATCCTCCCCGGTGCGTTCTCTGCCGATCTGCCGCGATTCCTGAGTGAAGGCGTAGTGTGCTGGCAGCACGACTGGATGACGCCCATCGGCGTACCTGTTGCCGCGTCTGAGGATGGTTATGGGCTGCTCACCAAATCCCGCATCAGCCGCACTCAGCAAGGCATGGACGCGATGACGCTGATCAGAGATGGCGTTGTCAAGAAGCTCTCAATCGGTTATCAGGTGCAAGACTATGACGTAGTCGACCGCTCTGGCCTCGCTCGCACCATGCAAAGCTACGGTCTGACTCAAGAGAAGCAGATGGCGACGTTGGCCACGTTTGACGAGATGGGGCGTGATGTCGTCTATCTGCTAAAAAAGCTCAAGTTGTTCGAATACTCGCCGGTGACTGTACCGGCCAACGATAAGGCAATCATCATGGACGCAAAATCGCTTACTGGTTTGACGTTCGCTGATCACTCCCGAGCCGTGCTGACTGCGGTTGAGGGACTCGAGGCGCGAATCAAGGACATCACGGATCTGCGCCTTTCACAGGGGCGGAAGGGTAATCCCGAGCATGGCAAGATGTGCGGAGAGATGGCCGATGAGCTGGAAAAGGCTTGTGGCAGGCTCCGCAAGATGGCAATGGAACTTGGGATGGATAACGGCGAATCTGAAGACGAGGACGAGCCGATGAAGCCAGAAATGGAATATGCCAAAGCCCTTTACGCTGAATTTCTCAAACTCGAAGCACGGCGGCTTGGAGCTGCCTAAGGAAGGAAACTATGACGAAACTGCAAGAGAAGATCTTGGCCGCCGACAAGCTCAAGGGTGAGCAGCGCGCGGTTTTCGAGAAGCACGCGGATGTGTCGGCGATCCCTGCCGATCAGCTCGCGGAGATCAAATCACGCAACGAGCAGATTGCCGCGCTGGATGCGGAGATCAAGCAGCTCGAGGAGGTTGAGGCGATGCGTTCAACGGCCATCACCTACAGTCACAGCGGCGCGCCGACCTCAGCTAAAGCTGACAATACGATCCCGGCGCCAGCGATTGAGTTTGCGCGGGTGTCGAAGGTCAAGAACTTCCGCGGCACGGTGGCTGGAAAATCAGCCGATGAGCGCGCCTATCGCTTCGGCAAGTGGTTCAAGGGAATGGTCGTCGGTGATCCGGCCAGCCAGAAATGGTGTGCTGACAACGGCATCCAGACGAAGGCTCTCGCCGAAGGGACTAACTACCTCGGCGGATACCTCGTCCCACCTGAGTTCTCAACCGACATCATCGATCTGCGCGAAGAGTACGGCGTTGCCCGTCGTGTTGCGCGCGTCGTTCCAATGGCGTCAGATACCCTGATGATCCCCCGCCGCACTGGTGGCCTGACGGCCTATTTCGTTGGCGAGGCTGCGACCATCACCGACAGCAACAAGACGTGGGATCAGGTGTCACTGGTTGCCAAGAAGCTCGCGGCCCTGACCCTGTGGAGTTCAGAGCTGAACGAAGACGCAATGATTTCGATTGGCGACGACCTCGCCGGTGAGATCGCCTATGCGTTCAGTCAGAAAGAGGACGAGTGCTACTTCAACGGTGACGGCACTTCGACCTATGGCGGGATCACTGGCGTTCGGCAGAAACTCCGTGACGTTGACGCGACGATCGGCAACATTAAGGGTCTGCAGGTGGCGTCAGGCAACGCATACTCCGAGATCGTTCTCAGCGACTTCCATGGCGTTCTCGGTCGGCTCCCGCTCTACGCTCGCAATGGTGCGCAGTGGATTATGAGCGCGACCTTCTTCGATACCGTCGCCCACAAGCTCCAGACTGCGGCGGGTGGTAACACGGTCGTAAACATCGCTGATGGTGGTGTTCCGCGCTTCCTGGGCTACCCTGTTGTTCTTTCGCAGGTGATGCCGACAACCGAGGCCAACAGCCAGATTTGCGCGCTGCTTGGCAATTACCGGCTGGGTTCAACCTTCGGCGATCGCCGTCTCCTCTCGCTGGCCCTGTCGACCGAGTACAAGTTCGCCGAGGATCAGCTGGCGATTCGCGGGACGGAGCGTTTCGACATCAATATTCACGACGTTGGCAACACGACTGCTGCCGGCCCGATCGTCGGACTCATCACGGCTGCCAGCTAACAGGAGGTGATCCATTGAAAGACCTGAAGAAAATCAAAAGTGAGGTGATGATTGCTCCGGCAACCATCACGAGCGGGGCGACGGCAACGGCCAACCTCGATTGTAAGGGCCACGGCGACGTGGAGATTATGGTCAGCCTCGGCGCGCTGGCAGGTGCTGGCGTGGCTCCGGCCTCGATCAAGATCAGCGAGTCAGACGACACGGTAGTCACCAACTTCACGGAGATTACCGCGCTGTCAACTGGTGCTGCAGCGGTCGGTGCGTCGGAGTCGGTTCGCTTCTTCGTCGATCGGTCGAACGGGGCGCGGAAGCGTTACCTGCGCCTCGCGGTTACGCCGGGAACGGCCTCGACTAACTCCAACATCCCGGTCAGCGCGGTTGCGCGTCTCGACCGGTCGGCTGAGGCTCCGGCGTCAACGTCGGAGTATGGCTCAAACGTCGTTAAGGAGATCTAAACCATGAAGCTGAATTTGGGGGGAGGCTTACAAAAGATCCCCGGATTCACGAATATTGACCGCCAGCTTGGTCAGGAAGCCTTCCCCCTTCCTGACTATGCTGATGGTTCTGTCGATGAAATCAGGGCTTCTCATATCCTTGAGCATTTCGGCCACCGTGAAGCGCCCGAAGTGCTGAAGGAGTGGGTCAGAGTCCTCAAACCCGGCGGCGAAATTCGAATCGCCGTGCCGGATCTTGACTGGCTGATCCAGCATCGCGAGAGTGACCAGCCGATCGAAAGCTACCTGATGGGTGGTCAGACGAACGATGATGATTTCCATCGATCGGTCTACACAGAGCGCAAGCTTCGCGATTTGATGAGGTATGTCGGCCTGACGGATATCACCCGCTGGACATCAGAGATTCAGGACTGCGCATCACTGCCGGTCAGCCTGAATCTGAAGGGCGTCAAGCCAGCCAACGTTCGGCAGGTGGACGCCAACAAGATCGAGGTCAACGCGCGGGTGGCGGCTATTATGTCCGTGCCAAGACTCGGCTGGAATGATCATTGGGGTGCGGTCTGGCAGGCATTGCGCACGCCAGAATTTAATATCCCGATCTGGCGTTATGGTGGCGCGTTCTGGGAACAGGGCATGCAGAACGGTTTGAAGGATCTGCGGGACAAGGGTACAGAGTGGGCCATCACGCTTGATTACGACACGCTGTTTGATAGCGAGGACATCAAGCATTTGCTCACATTGGCTGCGCAATATCCCGAGGCTGATGCCATCGTTCCGATTCAGGTCAGGCGCAATAATGAGCAGTTTCTCTTCACGATGAAAGACGAGTACGGCAACCTGCGCCACAACGCATCATTGGACGAGCTGTCAGACGATCTGACCCCAATCAGCACAGGCCATTTTGGGATGACGCTCATCAAGCTGCGATGCCTCGACGACATCCCAAAGCCGTGGTTATGGTCACAGCCTGACGCGAATGGCGATTGGTCGAATGATCGAACCGATGCTGACATCTACTTCTGGAACAAGCTGAAAGCGGCGGGGCGCAAAGTGTATCAGGCCAATCACATCAAGATCGGTCATCTCCAGGTTGTAGGGACTTGGCCAACGAATGACTGGCGCATCAAGCATCAGTATGTCAGCGAGTGGACGGAAAAGGGTAAGCCGAAGGAGTGCCGCCGTGAAGATCAAGCTGGTTAAGGCGTGGGGGATGGCCGCGCCGGGAGAGGTGATTGACCCTCCTCCCGGCGTTGCTGCCCTGCTGATCGAGCGCGGCATCGCTGAACGCGTCGAAGAGAAGCAGTCATTTACCGATCGGTGGAACAAGCGCGAGGCGCGACCACCGCAACCGCAGCGAGAGGTACGTCGTGGCAAATAGTGATTACGTTACAATGGATCAGGTCAGGGCCTATGTCTATCAGTCGCAGGATGCTGACGAAGATCTGTTGATGCGGATCATGACACGGGCGGCGAGGATCTTCGATGCCGCCTGTGGTCTGCCTGACGAGTATTTCACGCGTGGCGATTCGGGACAAACGGCAACCATTCGTTACTTCTGGGGGGATGGCACGGATTACCTCAAGATCGATCCGTACCTTTCCGCCACTGCGCCGACTGTGACGATGCCGACCGGGTTCACCGTGTTGAACTGGGTGGCGGTCAACCCGTATGAGCGCGCACGCTTGAACACTCCTGGCGAGTTCTTTCTGTCGCGTCGGTATGGAGACGATTACTCCACGCTGGCGGCATTGCATGAGCGGCGTGATTTCTTCTTCGCGGAGTTCTCCAACCAAGTCGATTATGTCGGCTGGCCTGCGGGGATCCGTGTAGGTGTCACCGCGAAATGGGGCTGGGACTCGACACCGGCCGAGGTACAAGAGGCCGTACTGGAGACGATCGCCAATATCTGGCGGAGCAAGGATCAGGGCTTTGCGCGAGCGGTCGCAATTGATGGCGTGGCGGTGATCAACCAGCCATTGCCACCCAGGGCGCAAATGGTCGCGGATGGATACCGACAGGCTACGAGGTTATTCGCTTGAAGATCGGCGTGACAATAAATGGAGTCTTGCAGTCGACGAGGGCATTCAACACGCTCAACGAGTCGCTGCGGGATTTCCGCGAGGTCTGGCCAGAGATCCACATGTACTTTCTCCGCGCCAACCTCGAGCAGTTCAACAGCACTGGTGCGCGTGGTGGCCAGGCTTGGGCGCCGCTGACCGAGAAATATGGCAAGTGGAAGGCAAAGCGATTTCCCGGCAAGCCCATACTGGTCAGGACTGAGCGCCTTCGCCGATCGCTGACGTTGGGCGGGAGTGGGACGGGTGATCAGGTGCTTGATATGCAGCCGACGACGCTCACGATGGGAACAATGGTTCCATATGCGCGCTTCCACCAGCGAGGCACAAAGCGGATGGTGGCGCGGCCTGTCCTCCAGCCGACGCGCAGGGATATTGATCGAATGGTCAGCCGTCTCTATCGCTTCGCCGAGCGTGGCGCGCGTGATGCAGGATTCCAGACTCGCGGACGGTCGCGGTTTACAACGGGGGCTGAGTAATGGCATATACCACGACTCGATATCAGGCCGAGTTTGCGCTTCGACTGATCGACAACCTGCAAGCATTCATTGAGGCTTCAACCGCAACGGCCCTGGCGGAGATCGACGCGACGTTGCCCAATTTCGTGGACTACCGGACGCCAACGCCAATCATCCTCAACTTCCCCGCGCTGTTCATCTCGATTAGTCAAGAGACTCTCGATCAGTCGGATGATGATTCATACATCAGGGGCCGCAACGAGTTTTACATCGACATCGCGGTTGATGGTTATGACGCCTATGTCGTCGAGCGGAAGATGCTGCAATACACCCTGGCGGTGGATCGCGTGATCCGGTCGATGACCGTTGCTGATCTGCTTGGCGAGGCGACGACGGCCTATGTCAGCGAGCCAGTGTGGGAAGTCACTGAGCATCAATATGGCCTCCTCCGGCAGGGTGACACAATTTTCCGCAAAGATTCCCGTATTGTTTTGGTTGTACAAACTTTTGAGAGGTAGACGAATGACGTACTACGAGAAAGCAAAGTCGATGACACTCCCCCCGCTCCCGTGGACTGTGGAAGCGCTGGGTGAGCAGGTTTACTGCAAGCTGGCTTCGGAGCTGGGATATTTCAACCCTGCTTCGGAGCGTCGAGACTACCGGCCTTCCCTCGATCCGACGCCATACATGGATCTGATCAAAGCGAAGACCACCACAAAGGAGAAGTAGCAAATGGCTGGGACTGCGAAAAACTACAACGCAAATCAAATCGTCCTCGGGCCGTCCGACCTGTGGCTAAACGTCGCAGTTCCGGCGGCATCATCGCGGATGACCCTGGACACTGACGGCACGCCTGACGCGACCGCCAATCCAAACGCCATCCATCTCGGGATGACCGCGGGTGGTGTCACGTTCGAATATGTGCCTGAGATTCAGGACTTCAGTTCCGACGAACTGACGGCTCCGCACCTCTCGCGAATTATCTCAGAGCGCGCCACGCTCAAGGGTGAGTTCCTGCAGGTGTTCAACTGGAACCTGCTCGAGAAGATGACGGTGGGCGGCACGAAGTCGGTTGACACTAACACCTCCACCGGATACGAACAGCTGACGATGGGCGGACTCTCGACGATCTCCACCTTCTCAATTGCGCTGATCGGGCCTGACATTTCAGGGACAAATCAGTGGTGGGTTGTGCAGCTCTACAAGACCTTCAACAGGGCAGGCTTTAACTTCACCGTGACCAGAAAAGATCAGAGCCGCGCGCCGTTCGAGTTCAACGGGCAGGCGGTGACGAGCAGAGCGGCAGGTGACCAGATTGGCAACTTCTGGCATCAGGGCGCGGCGAATGCGGCGTAACGTAGACCATCATTGAGAGGCTGACAATGAAGGCGAGCGAGTATCGGAAAAGGCGTCAGGCGGTGGAGGTGACGGGACAAATCACCCTACCGTCTGGCGCGGTGTTTACAATGAGGCGTCCCCCGCTGGATCTCTGGATGGCGGCGGGACGTATACCCCAATCATTTCTTCGGGCAATGCTCGAGGCGCAGCAGGGTGGCGCAGGGGCAAGCGTGCAGTTCTCGACCGAAGAGACGCTTGAGGGAATGACCTTTCTGACCGAGGCGGTGATTTATGCAGCCGTTGAACCCAAGCTGGCTTTGCAATCCGATGATCCTGAAGTGCTGCTGCTGGCTGACCTCGATCCTGAGGATTTCCGGTTTCTGACCAGCTGGATTCAGGCAGGCTCTCCCGGCGTGCCGGTGAAGACCTCGACAGGCGGGGAGGTGCAGCCCGAGAAGCTGGCCCGGTTTCGCCAAAAGCGACCGGGGGGAAGGGCTGTTGATGCTGGCCCTGACGGCGGCGAAGTTCGGCACGAGGCCGAGCCAGCTGCTGCGATTGGCCGATGACGCGATATCGCTCGACTTCGACAACGCGGCGGCAATGCGGCTTCAGCAATGGGAAGACGAGCGCACGGCGCAGATGTGGGGTGGTGGTGGAGATGAGAGGACAGAGGTAAGATTCGATGGCACTTGATCGCGACCAAGTTGGATTGTTATTTCAGGTCAATGCCGACACGATGGATGCCCGTCAGCAGCTTGAGCTGTTCCAGGGCGTTGTCGAGGGTATGGCGCTTGAGGTGCGCGATCAGTTTCAGCGGATCAACGCATCCCTTGCCGATACCACGCGCGAAACTGGCAAGCTGACTCAGACGCTTGGCGACGCAACCACAAATCAGCTGCGCGGATTCCTCGGCCAGTTCGGGATGATTGGCGACGTTGCCAGCGATATGATTCCGGCATTGAGCGGAACCACCGCGGCCATTGTCGGAATGACCGGGGCCACCGTTGCGGCTGGTGCGGCTCTGGCTGGCGCGGCGATGCAGGCGATGGACTACACTGGCCAGATCGACGATTTGGCGCAGGTGACCAACTTGACGACAGAGACAATCCAGTCTCTTCGTTTGGCGGCGACCTTGTCAGGTCAGTCATTTGAGGATGCTAGTCAATCGGCAATCATTTTCCAGAAGCGCATCGAGGAAGCCAAAGGCGGCAATGAGGAGCTGATGGCAACCTTCAAGGCGTTGGGAGTTGACCTCAACGGCCCTGTGGACGCCGCCTTCAGGCAGACGCTTGAGCGAATGGGGCAGGTCACCGATGGATCAGCAAAAACCGCGGCGACCCTCGATCTTTTCGGCAAATCGGGCGCAAAGCTGCTGCCGGTCATGGATCAGGTTGGCGGATCCTTCGACGCGCTGACAGCGCGCGCGCGTGAGCTGGGCCTCGTGCTTGACGAGGATGCCATCGCCAAGTCAAACGAGCTGGCCGACCGAATCGACGTTCTCAAGCTGCGAATGAGCGCGCTTGTTACCGATGTCGGCATCGCGGCAATCAGGACGTTCGACAACTGGTCGACGGCGGTCGGGCGCGTATCAATCACCCTTCGCGAGTTGTTCACTAATGCCTCGACGATTATCCCGAACCTCAAAAAGCTTTTGGCGGCGGGGCTACTCGCCACCATTCCCGGCGGTGCGCCGGTTGATCTGGCCAAGCTGTTTGGCGGCGGTGAAACTGGTCAGACAGGCTTTGCCGGGCCGGGAATCGATCAGGCAACAGGACTGCCCGAGCTGCTCTTACCAGGTAAAACCAAGCCAGCAGCAGGGGGAGGACGGGCAGCAGCTGAAAAGCTCGTCGGCCTTCCCTCCGGCGATGCCGTTGCACGAGCATACGAGGCCTATCGGCGCGCCATCCTGAACGAGGAGCAGCTTGTCGAGCGTGAGCGCGAACGGCTGCGAATCGCAATGATTGACGGCGAGGAGGAGCGGCTTCGAGATCGATTGATCCAGCAGGATCGGGCGATTGAAGAGGCACGAGCAGCAGCGGCGGCGGGCTCAACCACTGCACGCGCGGCCGTATTGGCGCAGGTCGTAGCGAACCTCGAAGCGGAGCGGGTGCTGATCACCGGCAAACTGGACGAGTTTCAAATGGCGCGTGATGCCAAGCTGGAAGCCGATGCGGCCAAAGAGCTTGAGCTATACCGGCAGACGCAGGAGGCCAAGCTCGATGAGTATTCCGCAATGCTGGATCGTGAAGAGGAGCTGCGGCAGGCGGCGGCAGCTCGACGACAAGCTGCGCTTGAGGCTGACCCGTCGTCACCGCTGAATATTTTCGGCGAAGCTGGGCAGGCGGCGGCAGACGCTGGCGCGGGGATCTTCGGCCAACTCGGAGCCAGTGCAAGCGAAGCCCTCGGTCAGGTGTCAGCGCAGATGGGCAGCTTCAAGGATATGATGACCGACGTTTTTGGCGGCATCGCTGGCGGCCTGCAAAGCATGATTCAAGGCTTCATTATGACCGGTCGCTTGGGTGGAGCCGCATTCAAAGCGATGGCCGCACAGATCGTTTCCGCGCTGACGGCACAAGCGGCAGTCAAAGCGATCTTTGAGCTGGCAGAAGGGTTCGCCGCGTCAGCGCGGTTTGATTATGCGTCAGCAACGCAGCATTTCACCGCGGCCAAATTCTATGGCGCAGTGGCTGGCGTTGCGGCGGCGGCATCGGTTGGACTGGCAGCGATCGGACCGGGGGGTGGTGGTGCTGGCGGTCAATTCCTGGCGCAAGATCGAGGGATGGGCGGCGGATCGGCAGCGGTGAGAGAGCAGGGCGGCGCGCGCAGGAGTAACGAGCCACAAGTGATCATAATCCGGGCCGAGACAGAGCCGGGGGTGATGGTCAGCAAGGTGGTGCAGGATTATCGGCAGAACGGCGAGATGCGGCAGGCATTGCGCCGCGATCTTCTGGGAGAATTTTGATATGGGAAATCAGTTTTATGGGCTTGCAAAGCAGTCTCTTTTGAGTCAAAACCCGTCAATTGACTTTGATACGGATACAATCAAGGTTGCACTGGTCGGCACTGGCTACACGCCTAACACGGCGACCAATGGCGATCAGTATTACTCGGTCGTCGGAACCCACGCGATTGCCACGGCAACGCTTGCGTCTAAAACAGTGGTCGGCGGTGTGTTCGATGCGTCTGACGTTACGTTTACCAGCGTCACCGGCGCAACGGTTGGCAAGCTGGTGTTGTATAAAGACACTGGCACGGCCAGCAATTCGCCCTTGATCTGCTATTTTGACAGCGGGACGGGCATTCCGATCACCCCGAACGGCGGGGATATCACCATCAGCTGGGACAACGGCCCGAGCAAGATCTTCAAACTGTAGCCAATGACAGACCAGACCAGACAGCCATGGAGAGCATTTGATCGCGGGTGGTTCGATCGCCATCAGTCACTACTCCTGCGTCTGGTCAACGCCCCGCTGATCGGGCCTCGACTACGGCGACGGCTTAACCTCCGGCCAGATCAGCGCGTCATAAAGCTTGCGCCAAATGCCGCGCATTACGCTCAGGATGGCGGCCAGTGCGTTGCAGTCGTCTACTCAGGGCCAGTCATAGCGATGGCCTGCTACGCTGCAGCCAAGCCGCTCTGGTGGGCAATTCACTA